AACATCTGCGCCCGGGCGAGAGCGCTCTCGCGCGGCGGAGCTCGCGGAGCGGGTAAGCGGCCGTTGGGAACGGACTGCCTGGTGGCCGGAGCCTGCCGGGCTCTGCGCGTCGGCTTCTTCTTCTTCGCGGGCGCCTTGGTCCCGTTGGAGGCCCGAGAGCTCTGGCGGCTGGCCGAGCGTCGCGAGCTCCGAGAGGAACCGCGCGAAGCAGAGCGGGAGGTCCGGACTTTGAACCGCGGCTTCGCCTTGTTCCCGCGCCCGGAGTTGGAACCAACGGCGGAACGCCTCCGCTGAGCCAACATAAGGTACGAAGGTATGCTTAAATACAGGCTCCCAAGCAGTCTGCCAAAGTCCTAAAGACGTGGCCCACCGTCTGAAGCCCGACAGCAAATCGGAGGAAGGGGAGTGGGGGGAGAGTTTGGTGTCCTGCGATGTGGATGTCATCGTCTGATTGGACAATTTTAATGCCGGAGGGTGGCAGGGCTCCACGGACTTTAGGAGTCGCCGCTGGTCCGCGGTGCTAGGCCAAGTCCGAAACCCCATGAAGAGTGGGGTCGGCCTCTGGCACATCGTCCACCGCAAACAGTTCCTTCGCAACGTTCACAAACAAAGCGTCCGCCTCTGGATTGTTGCGCAAGACGAAGCGCATACCTGCCATCGCGTCACGAAGCGTCGGAGAAGAAGAAGAATATTTGAGGTCCAAGTGCGCTAGCATCTTCGTCACGTTGTCGTAAAGCGCAACCCACCCCGCATCTGTTTTGAAGAATTTATGCGAGGTGAAATCGATGGGGCCACAAGCGAGCCCCACCGATTCTGAACCTTCCTTCACCACTACTCCCATCGAACGCAATAGCTCGCTGCACGGGCGCTGTGTGGAAAGAGCATCGTCCCCCGACGCCGCCGCGTCACCTGCACCCGCCCACAGCAACAAAATGATCCTTATGAGCGTGTTGGTTGCACTGGTGCTGGGCGTGCCAGAAGCCATGGCGCCATAGATGAGCTGTTCCCAAAGGAACCCGCCCACCGAGATGACGTGCGCAGTCGAGACGGCCGCGACAGCGAAGAGTAAAACGTCGTCTAGCAAACAACGCTTCACCCTAGAGCGGGCGCGGGCCTCCGCGTCAGCATAATATGCGTCACGTGAGACCGTGAGGTCCCAGCCACTGGCATCGGAGGAATACAACTTTCGAGCGCCTGGAGGGGAAGTAGTGGTGTTGGGTGCTTGCCACTCCGTGTGGCAGACCGGCACCCCATCAAAGCGCGGAGCGCCTATGTCCGAAGTCAACTGGGAGCCGACCGTGTACGTGACAGGCGGCGCGGAAGGGTCGGTCATGCGCTCGAAAGTCGCACCCAACCGTTGGACTCCGTCGTCATCGTGTCCTAAACCAACCAAGGCGGGCGAGGGAGCACCGGAGCTATACTTTTCTATATTTGCCTTGTTTTGACTCCGATTACTCATCGACTCGGCCACGGCATCGACGATACTGACGTTCCAGATGAGACGCCAACGACGTCGGGCGGCCTTGCGACCAGAATGAGCCTCGTCCTTGACGAAAATCTCCTTGGGGTCTGCCAATCCGAGCTTTACAATGTCGCGGGCCCTCAAGTGATGGATGCGGCTCGAAACTGCCGTTCTCATGAGCATTCGCGCGCGTACAAGATAGCCGAGAAGTTCAAGGCCCTCACCCGAGGTCCACTGATCCTTCTGGCCGGGGCGAAAGCGCGCGCTCCAGCCGGTAGACTTGTCACTCTCCATTTCACCCACGATCCTGTTGAGGTGGGCGTCGAAACTGTCTTCGGTTATACCGCGAGTGGCAGGCAAAGTGCGAAGGAACTCCTCCCATATTTTATGATGGGTGGGCTGACGCCACGCCTGGTCCAAATTGCCTGGAGAGACATCGGCCACCTGGCCGCGAAGACTACGCAGAATGTCGTCAGCCGTGTTTGGTGGCAAGACATATGAAGCAAAATCAGAGCACTTGGAGCCCCCATACTTCAGCACGAGGTTCGCGGCACGTTGTGACACCTTCTGAGGTGTTTGACGAGGGGGTTTGCCAGAGAGAGTGGTGCAAACGCCAGAGCGTTCGAAGTGTGGGCGACCGTCTTTGTTGAAAATGAACATATCGGCGTCGCTGGTGGGGTTGACCTTGTTATTGAGCATGTGGACGATGGCCTCAGTCTCGTCGGACCACGCTACCTTCCCACTTTCCAAGTAGGCACGGAATGTCTGCATTGCCTCGAGCTTCAGGACCTCCTCAGCGTTCAAACCCAAGCAAGCTTCCAAAGACTCCCAATTGCCGTTCTTGAGCCAGTCAACGATCTTCTCTTTGTCCAGTCTTGAAAGCGTGGGCTTGTCTGGAAATGGCTTGTAAGGCGAAGTTTCTCCTTTGGTCCTAGCCCAAGTCCGAGGTCCGTGACAGCTGTTGACCATCAGCTTGCGCGGGTCCAAGCCGCGTCGCCGCTCGTTGGCTTCGTCCAGATGGTGAACAGGCATCTCAGTAGACAAACAGGTCGCCAGGGTGTTCCTGGCGCCTTGCCCGTGTTTCCTGCAATGAGGATAAGGGCACTGGCCCTCACACTGACCATGCCTGGAGAGCCCGCCGCCATGCTGATGTGCATAACGCCCACCACACGCATGGCATGTATGAACGTGGCGCAGCGGGACGAGATTGGCGTTGATGTTCTCTGAAACTTGGTAAAGGGTCTCGGAGTGCCGCCCAGTGTCGACGAGCACCCTGCCGAACTGGTCAGCGTCTAAGTGATCAGGGTGAACACCTGGCAAGTACTCCCTGGCGGTGAGGTCCCAGCGCTTCAGGGCAAGGTCGGAAACTGAATAGCCATAAGTGCGGTACGGGATGTTCTTCTCGCGATGCTCAGAATAGGGATCGTCTTCATCATCCTCCAAATGTGCGGCAAAGTGAGAGCGGCGAGGAGGAAGAATGCTGAACGCGCCACCTGGAGGAGCGAGCCCCATGGGAGTGGTTTGTGGTTGAACGTTGCGGGGGTCGTGGCGGCGGCGGCCACGGACACGCTGGTGCATGTCTGGGAGTGCCGGGCTGGAAGAACGCGCCCTGGGCTTGGCCAAACCTGGCGGGGCACGGCCGCCGCGGGGGCGGTAGCGCCGGTAAGCGAGGCGACGGCGCGTCTCGGCCTCCACCTGAATGAAGGCGCGCGCAGCTTCCATGGCAGGGTGTTCCTGTGGTAGCTCCAAGTCCTCGAGTGGAGGCGCAGGGGCGTCGTCTGAAGGATCCGGCTCGCAGGGAGGAATGGATATGCGCTCAAGTCCCAAACCGTCGGGCGTGGCAACGAGCTCGAAAGCCGGTGAAGTCAATAGATACACCCAAGGCGTGGGAAGTGGATTGTTCTGAGGCCAAGGGTAATTCATGTGGAACAAATAGGCGTGATCGCGCAAGATACGCATCGCTTTGAGAAACCGCGCGGTAGAAAGAGGCTCCTTGGAGCTTGACAAAGTCTTGAGAAAGCGCGGATCGACGGCAACGCCATAAGGGCTTTGATGCACGTACGGAGAGAAAGCGGGGTGATCGGCCTTGTCCACGCAAAGCTGCGCAAGGCGGAACAGGTGTGCGGCATCGATCCGAGGATCTGACGCGCCCGCGACGAGCAGGGAAGGGGATTGCTTGTCCTTGGCCAACTCGAGAATTTCTTGAAAGGCCTCTTCCGTCATGGACTCAGGCACAAGAGAGCGACGGTGGACACCCCAAAATGGATCGGGTCCATCGTCATCCTCCAGATCCGCCCAGTCACCTGAAACAAGCTTTCCGTTGACAAGAATGGCCCTGTTCTTTCGGCCGCGGGCGTCCTCGACCAAAGACTGTTCAAGCCTGGAACGAGAGTATGCCACGAGCAAATTCTGTAGGATCTTGCTCGTTTCCGCCCACCTTTCTAGCCGCGTGTGCTGCATCCTGTCTGATGCGGGCCTCCGTTAGGTCTTGATCTCGCTCATGTCTACCTCTGTGATGCTTCTTGCCTTTCTGAGTGTGTTCGTAAAAGTCGTCGCCTTGCGTTTCGTGCTCTTCGTCTTCGAACTTCTCATAATCACGAGCCGTGCCCATGGTGACGCCATAACGTGTTTCCAACGTAGTTGGATCGTGATCCTGGGCGTACCGCGGGGCCATCTGTTTCTTGCGATTTTCAGCGGACTCGGCCTCCAAGGTAGCCTGGTAACCACGAAGGAGCTCAGCAGGGACAGCCGGGGGACCATGTGTACGAAGAACCAGATGCGACAAAAAGTCGCGCACGGCCAAGCATGAAACTCCTATATTCCTGCCGTTGTTCGGGTCGCCACCGGCGTGGACTCCCACAACCCTGACCAAGCCCGCAGGCTCGCCAACACTGGGGACCAGATAGATGGGGCTCCCGCTCCACCCGGAAAAGGTGGACGCGGTGTGGCTCATCGAGCCGAAAGGGTATAGATCGTAATCCATCTTCACTGCCCCCGTGGCGATGAGAGGCTCCGGCTGGGCGTCCCCACTTAGTCCGTAGACTTTGATGGGGCCCTCACCAAGAGCGACAAAGTTCTTCAATGTCAAGGGCCGCAGGCCCAGGCGGGAGAAAAGTGAATCAGGGAACTGGAAGGCGATCTGATCCTCCCAAGTCCCGGTGATGAGTTGGCCCGACCTGGTAGAAGGAGAAATCCCCTCGGGACGCTGCACTTTGACTCTGTTCACGACCTCTTTGCCTCCTTTGTCGCGCTGGTAGGTGGTCAACACGATCTCATCGTAATTCCGCCCAAGGAAGTTCGGATCCCCATAAAAGAGATGCTTATTGGTCACAATCCAATTTTCGAAACGGAATCCAACTCCTATCGGCACGTCGCGAACACCGGAAGCACCGTGGACCTCGACGGCGATGAATACCACCGTTTTGTTGATCTGTCCAAACGGCTCGGGTCGGGGAGGAGGCGACTGTAGCATAAAAGACTCAGCCACCGGCAAACTGTCCAAAGGGGTGAAGGTATAGTCATAGCTGACACGCTGAGAAATCGCCTTCTTCTGGTTACACGTTAGTTTTGGCGACACCAAGGGGCCACCATCGACTGAGCAGCCCTTTGGCTCAACTTTGTAGACGACATTGCTGGCCGGGTCTCTGTAGTAACGCGTGTTGGCATACGTGAAATGTCCACACGCCACGCGAAACAAGTCTTGCTCTCTTCGCCGTTTAATCTTCTTGGGCGTCATGAACCTCAACAACGAGCAGAGAAGAACTGCCGCAAAGGCGGTGACGAGAAACTGCGACACACGCGAAAGATGCGAGAGCTCATGCAAAAGCAAATGAGACTCCGCAAGAAGAAGCGTGCCGCCACGGACGGCGGTGGTGGCGTTCCAATGAATGTTCCTAATGGTAGTAACGTCCCAATGAGTGTTCTTGAGCTGATGAAGTACCCTGGCGTGGGAAGCCATGAGACTATGGCGAAAGTAGAAGACCGCCACTAGCCAGAAAAGAAACGCGCTCGCGCTCGGCCATCGATACAAAAACAACGCCAGACGGTAGCTCCAAAGAGCCACGCGCTTGACCGCCTCATACGAGGCTCGCAATGAATGGCCGCAAACAGCGACCATCTGCGAGCGGACGGAACAAGCCTGGCTGACGAACGACGACCACGAGCTGAACTCCTCGTAGGGCTCCTCCTCGTAAGGTGGTGCCTCAAACGACTCCATGACGGCGGAGCGAGGGTTCAAGCGTTACGCGCGCGCGGGCGGGGCGGCGGAGCTGGGGGTTTATGTGCCGCGGAGACAAACGGTCTCCACGACTACCCCCAGGCTCGGCGGCCCGGCCCACAAAGCGCCCAGCAGCTTCGACGCTGG